AGTGCCAGCAGTATACTTTGTTACCGGACCTGTGGTTTCATCATTCAACCTTATCCAAACACCGCCATGAGCGAAATAAAGGCCGCCTGTAGCGTGAACATGCGCGACAGCACCGTGATAAGTAGACGCACTAGGCAGATCACTTAAATTAGCATAGTAAAATACAATTTTATTAGCGCCAGAACTTACATCTAAAACACCATTGGCATCTATGATGTCTGTTAACACGTTAGAACTGTTCCCTAACGCTGCATAAATTTCATCAAAGTTATCGTTTATTTTGTCTGCACCTACACGAAGAGTATCTCCCGTGCCATCATTCGCTGTTGTGCCAATTCCTACTGCTTGTTTTGCCATCTAAGCCTCGTCAAAAGTCTTGTTTGTTGCATCAAGTGTAACACTTGTTTCGTCAAATGTTGGCGCTGATGTGCCTGAAGATGCACTCTTCTCAGCAGTTACATTTCCACCGCCCCCTTGTTGACCGCCAATTGTTGCTGTTTCTCCAGTGATTGTAATTGTATATGAGTTAGCATCAACAACAGTAATTGTATATCCCGCAGCTTTTTCTAACGCGGTTCTTGTAAAACCATCAAATGGTTGTGTTTTACGGAAAATAACAATATTAGATGTACTGCGTCCATGAGAAGGCTCAAATACAGTGATTACTGAAGATCCTGCGCTGCCTGATCGAAAAGGGTTCATCAACAAAAGAATTTGAACATCTGGCTCAGTTCTTGGGTCTGGCCTTGGGTTTCTTAAAGCTTCAGGATCAGGTGGGTGCCGTACAACTTCAAGTTGTGGATGCTTTGGCTCCCACTCATCCTTTCCTACAAGTAAACCATTCCATTCTTGCCGCATGTCACGCAGACGATAACGAAAACCAGATCTATCTGATATTCCATAAGCATCTTTGCCAACAGCGAACTTACCCATTAACCAACCCTGTAATACTGTAAGTTAGGAGTTACACTAAACGAAGCTCTGTCTCTATCTTCAGCTTGCGCTCTTTCAAACTCTTCATCGTATATAGCTTTTAACATTTGAATACGATCAGGAGCTTTCTTGATAGCTAAATAGTAAGATAAACCAGCAGCTAAACATGGATAAAATCTAAAAGGCATTTTCAATGTGTTATCGTAATCATCTGCATCATCCATACGAGTCAAACAATCGTAAATGATAACATCTGTAGCGTTTTCTGGAGCAGGCCATATTTTAATTGCAGGGGTTATTTGACGATCCACAAAAAGCTGTGTTGGCCTTCCTTCTGTTGTTTTAGTAGGAATAGCCAAATATTGGTCACGACTTATCCTAGACATTGAAAAATCAGTGCCTTCTCTGCGAACCACAAAAGACAAAACATCAATGACATCTGTGCCAATAGAATAGCTTGATGTGGATTTGGTTAGAGCTTGTGTACGTTGCTCAATAGTCCACTGGTTCAAGCCTCTATTAGCCCAGTCAGCCAGCATCAAGTTTAAAGATCTTCTGGCTGTTTTTAAATCATAGCCAGTGCGAAGCTCTAAACCACAACGCTCAAAAGCCTCTTCAATGTAATCAGATACATCTAATTCAAAGTCAGTTGATCCAGAAACAGCCATTACTTCTTCTTCTTCTTAGCTGCTTTTTTAGCGGCACCACCGCCCTTCATTCCTTTAGGCTTTACCTTGCCTCCACCCATCATGCCCATAGCCATAGCTTTGCGAGGAGAAACTTGTTTGGCTGCACCGCCGCCCATCATCTTCTTAGGAGCAACTTTTCCACCACCACGCATACGCTTCGCAGCTTTTTTAGCGGCACCTCCACCTTTCATCTTTTTAGGGGCAACAGTGGCTCCGCCACCACGCATACGTCTAGCTTTTTTCTTCGCACCTACCATTGTAATGTCTCCTATATCGGCGGTTTAGTATTAAATTGACATAATCATCACGATCATAGTTTTCATAGTATCCCATTTTTTCTAGCTTTTGACTAGCATCATCTAACTCTGACAACTTTTGAACAAAAATCATTGTAAAATCTGTTTGAAAAGCAAGCAGCCAAACATCCATTTTATTTAAGGCAAACCATTCGTTCATAGCTACACAAGCTGATTCTACTTCTTCATACGTCTGTGAAGGCTCCTCTTCTATACATATTATAACGGAATATTGAGGATCAAAATTTTTACATTCTAAAGATACTTTATTCCATAAATCTTGCCTATCATAACACTCAACTATTTTTAACTTGTTGTCTATATAAGCTCTTTTTGCATAAGGACATGGAGCAAACCCAGAATCTGGATCAACTACGTTAAGTTCATTCATTATCCAGTTTTCGATAATGTCTGTTATTTTTTCCTTCTCTTTAATGACTTCACCCTTCTTGGCTTCCCTGCTGGTTGCCCAAGCCTTCTCTTTTGCGATACCCTGCTACGCTTTTCTGCTGCTGTCATTTCTTTGGTTGTTTTGGGAGTTTTAGAGGAGATACGTTTGGAGGGGCGGCAATATGGAGTCTTCCGTTTATCACCTTTGCTACGCCCACACGCTTTCCCCGTGGAAACGTCTTTCCAGTCTTCCTTAAACCATCTTTTGAGAGCCAACCCACTTTTTGTTTTCCTCACAGCCATGTCAAATCCTACCGTTCTATAAGCTTATCGCTACTATTTGGATCATATTCACACATATAAGATCTAGGACAAAACTCACTTACTATCATTGATGTTCTAGTCTTATTGGCTCCTAAATAAACACAATGCCATTCATCATTTACTTTTTTATATTTTTCAAGCCTACATTCAACGAATTTAGTTTCGGCTCTTGCTATTATGGCAATCATTACAACAAACAATGCTATAACAATCAATATAACTGCACCAACCATAAAAAACTGTTTTAGACTCTCTTCAAGTTGTCTAGCCTCTTCCATTTTTTTTCGTCTGGCTTCGGCAGCAGCCAATTTAGCAGCCTGTATGCGTCTAGCTCTCTCTTCAGTGATAGATTTCCATGTGCCGGGGCCAAAACGTAAATCAATCATTTGAGCTATTTCGCGCATTTGTTCTTGCGCTAATTTAGCGTCAATTATCTCTCTTGCAACATTTGTAACACCAAACTGATCACCTACACCAACACCAGACTTTTTGCTTCTCTTTTGTTGTACCTGTTTTTCGCCTTCAAAAAGATTGTCAATATATCCAGCGATTTCAGATACATCATTAGCCGTTCCAATAGCACTTTTGATGCCATCGACTGCACTTTTAAATAACGCGAATCCTGCTAGAGCAGTCGAAATTGGTTCCATTTTTTCCTACGAATATTTAGTTGCTTTTCTTTTATTACTCATAACAACACCACATCCTCTAGCAACATTCGGATTGCTAGAAGGTCGTTTTGCCTTTGTAATTGCCCCTCCATTATTCATTGTAACAACGCCACCAGTAGCTTTCTTTTTGGCTTTCTTTTTGCCACCAGTTCCATAATTAGCGGCACCAACCTTTCTACATTTGGCGATAGCCCCTGAAGCATAAGCGCTTGGAAAAACTCTGTATCGCGCTTTTACCTTCTTATAACAAGCGTCCTTTGGCACTTTAGAACTCCTTTTTGACGGTGGGTTTGAAATTTGTTTGGGGATTGAACTGCGCGAGATTGCCATCATATGTTCTCCCTGTAAAATCTTCCCACATGGGTCTGATCATATCGTGAAGCTGATCTATCTTTTCATTGTTAGCATCAATCTTTGCTGCCATGACAGCTACATTTTTATCAACTGTAATAAGAGTTGAAGAAATCCATGTGAGTCCCGTGACACAAGCGCCTATGAAGGCTACGAAAACAGTTCCTGCTATAAACTGAGAGCTTAACATTTCCACCTTCTCCTTGCCTGACGCAAACGTGAATTTGGGTTCTTTGCCGCTTTTGGAAACTTTTTCATCTGACCAGCAGATCTAGCACAGAATGACTTCCGTCTTTTAGCGTCTTTACTGCCTTTTTTTACTTTACCAGTAACGGCAGTCTTTAGCTTTGACCCCGGGTTTTTACGCCTGTAAGCCGCAACACCAGCCTTGGTCATTCCCGCCCCAGACTTTGTGGGACGGAAATTCTTTTTGTTTCTTTTAGGCATTTCGCCTTTAGAACTAGCCATAAACGTCTCTACGACAAGAAAATAGTCAATTGATTACTAGATCCAGTAAAAGCAGATACAAAAGCACCGCTTGTAGCAATAATACCATCATCTGGTATATTGAGATGATGTATTCCTGTTGGAAATGTTTGCGTAATCAATACTTCACCAGATGCGCTACCATCTTTAATTGTGAAAGCACCAGCCGCATCCGCAAAAATTACAATTTGACGAATGCGAGAGCGAGATGGACCCACAACAGCAGCAGAGGCTCCTTGAGCATAGTTAAAGGCTTTTACTGGACCAGCCATATTAACCTCCTACTATGCTAAGTTATTGTTTTGCTGATACAGAATTGTAAAACGAACAAGACCTGCGTTTGTTGCAGCAGAAGCTGTTACAGTCAAACGGATGTCTGTTGTGCCAGTGTCCTGCCAAGCTAATGCAGCGCCAGCTTGTGTTGTTGGGTAAACTCGGCCAGCGTCTGTTCCAGATGCAAAGGTGTTCAAAATTGTGGCTGCGCCGCCTGCTGTGTCTCCAATACTAAGGTTGGTTGAAGCATTTGCGGCTGTAATGATGTCAATCACACAGTCAATAATCTGAGAGTTTGCAGGGATAACAACATCAGTAACTTGAGCGGCTAAAGCGCCACCTGATAAGTCTGCTGAAAAAGTTTGAGCCATAACAACCTGACCGACATTTGCAATATCAGTTCCAACTGTTGTGCCTGTTGTATTCTTAATAGTTCCGGCCTTAATAGGACCAGAAAAAGTGGTAGTAGCCATTTAAGTCTCCTGTCGTGGCTAGTGTCAATCGCCCCATGCGATTGTCAGGAATAAAACACTATACAACAAAAAAAGGCGGCTGTTAAGCCGCCCTTTCCGTATAATTGTTCGTTTATGCGCCCGGTGAACCGAACACTGCACGAGGATCTGAAAAGCCAAAGCTGTAACGCTCACGAGCTTTAAACCGCATGTTACCTGAATCAAAATCAGCTTCCATGTTGGTTGAAAGTGGAGTGCGCTCAAAATGCTTAAAGCCATTCGGAGCATCTGTCTTGAGGAAGAACGCATCAGGATCTGTCAGGAAGTGGTTAATTGTGTAACCCTCCGGCAACATACCCATGTTCTTCAATGCGTTTACATCGTTGTCGGCTGTGCCAACGCGGAGTGTAGACTCAAGAAGACGATCAGCAACAAACTGAAGCTGTGGTGGAACAATCAACTTCATGCCGCGAAGGGCAATGATCATGTTCCGCTCATCAACGAATGTTGAGATGTCAATTAAGGCATTCTCAAGAGATGTTTCGTTGAGGTCAGCAGCAGTAGATGGCTCATTGCGGAAAGTTCCGCCACCTGCAAGTGGGTGAACAGCAGAACAAAGCTCAACACCATCACCGCCAGTAAAGTTGGCGTTAAAGGCATTGTTCAAAACAGATGCAGCTTTAATTTGCTTTGTATGAGCCATTGAACGTGCGAGTGCGCGAGTGTAACGTGCGCCCAGACGATCATAGAGGTTGTCTTCCATAGCTTCCTCAGTTAACGCAAACGCAAGAGCGATTGTCTCATGCGAATAACGTGCTGTGTAAGCTTCTGAGGCGTTGTCGAAATTGACTCCAGCGCCTTCAGCTTTGGTTTGTGCATTTCCAAAACCAACGAGCATTACTTCTTCTTCAAATGCACGATCTGAAGATTCGGTTTCGTAGATTTCAGCATGCTCGGCTTCGTAACGATCATATTCCATTCCGAATAGAGCGTTAAGGCCGGGTTCTAGCTCTTTCGCTAGTTGAGCGCGAGAAATAGCCATCAGTCAGCCTCCTTATGCCAAGCCAGTAGTGCCAGCGCTAAACAGATGGTTGTTGATAACAACAATTACATTTGTATTAGCAGAGCCAACATCACTGTTCTCTGGGTCAGTGGAAATGTCGATAGCCTTGAGAGGCAAGCCAGCGGTAGTCGCGCCAGTTGTCACATCAATCTCTGTACGAGATGTGCCAGAAACAGTGCTTCCAGCAGTAGCATCAACAATGTCGAAATTACCAAACAGATCCGCTACAGGGAATGCGGCATCAGCTTGAATTTCGTAGACAGCATGAGGTGCGTCAATAACGGAAGCTTCAATGTCAGCAGCATTTGTAGAGGCTGGGTAAAAATTGGAAAAAGTTTCTTTTCCGGTAGTTGGATCAGTGTATCGGCATCCGTTGAAAACACCCAAAACAAGATCCGTATTGCCAGCCGCGATACGCTCAATACCACCACCAGTAACAGCTTTAACGATGTCACCTTGGAAGATTGAAGTACCATAGTTGGCCGCAATGCGGTATTTGTTCTGCATGCCAATCAGATCGGAGCCATTACCTGAACGCGAAAGGCGTAGGCCAAAAGCGGCGTCTTGATTAGCCATCTTTTTATCTCCTAATTGTCAGCTACCCCTTTGGGTCCACCAAAGGACACAGAGGAGCTACGTTGTGGTTTTAGCTTTGGCATCG